CACGCGACGTCTATCAGAACCAATCAATGGTTTGACGGACGCCTCTCGCCGCCACGCGAGACGTTTCGAGGCAAGCTGACAATTGCAGCTCGCGCTCTTGGGCGCGACCTAGCCATTCATAAAAAGCTAGGTCATCGTGTATTCGCCTTTGACTCTTACGAGTCAGAGACGGATAGAGCACGATTTCGCGCTGAAGATCAGGACAATAACCACCAATAAGATGGCTATTGTTCGGCTCACCAACGGACTGAAGTCCGAGAGAGCCGTCTTCAGAAAACGGGATCGCAAAGCGATACTCCGTTATGAGAGCATGACAAATTTCCTTCCGAACGGAGGGAAACCGGTCTATGCAGTCATTCGCGAGAGATACCCAAGCCGAGATGGCATCTAAAGAGCTCTCTCTTCCGAGAGACTTGAAAGACCTCGGTAACCTCAAAGGGGTTACATCCTGACCTTCGAAGCACTCAAGGCCGCAAGATTCGCGAAAACGACTTGCGCCATTGAACGTCTTCTCTAGGTTCGGACAGAACCCATATTCTTTGAGGAGGTCGATCAAGGCATCAAAATAGCGCTCTTCGATGATGATGTCGTCACCATACACGCGAAAGCGTGAATAGTCGATATCACCACCGCATTTGTCGATCGCTTCTAAGCAGACACAACCAAACACTAACGACTCCAGTGGAAAGCAAAATGCATTTCCCATGGTTGCCGCTAGATGTGCGGTCACGGTTTCCCCGTTAGGGAGCAGGGTCTCACAAGACCTCGCTTCCATCATCCAGGACGAAAGTCCGGGATAGTGTCTTAGAAGCTCGAGCATGTGGCCAACCGATACCGAATCGGAGGCTGCTGTCAAGTCAACCGTCGCGTACGACCCGTTCTTAGAACCGGTTCGTACGAGTGGGTATGCCTTTTCAGCATGCTCGAAGTCAATATGCCTCGACCAGAAGGAATCCACAGAGATGGCATAGTACATGCCATTCTTTATGGCCTGCTGGTGGAACTGCTGATTGCATGGTTCAATAGCAATCAGCCTGTTCTTCTTCCACGTCTTCGGTACGTCCTTAAGGACGTTGACGCGGAGAGAATTCGTGGCATACGGGATCATGTCGGGTAGACCAATATCGATCGTTGGAATACGACGAACATATTGATCTTTCCGATTCACTGTAAGACGTTGAGTAGCTATTTTGCCACTCTCCAGAAATGCAGTGGATCCCGGACCATGGCAGCCGAAAGCGTGAGTCATCACGCGCTCTTCGAACGCAACATCTGTGACATTAAACATATATGTCCCAAGATTTGAGTCCGAATAAGTTTCTGCTGCCAAGTTCCTGGCTTCCCATTCAAGGATAAAGCTCTCACTGTCGAGCTTTCGACCAAAAGTTGGCCGAAGCAAGAACGTAAGAACTTGTCTCCAAGAACGGACTGAGTTCAGGCCTCTCGACGAGACCTGTCCGATCGCCCCTTCGAGTGTGTGGATAAATCCACGACACTGATCGGGCACCAGTCCAAGTACATCCCTGATAAAGGATGGTTGGGATTTGGACGAAATCACCGCAAGGTGAGCGTCACAAATCTTGTCTAGGGAAGTCAAGACATCCAGCATCGGTAGATCGCAAAATGCGATGAACCGAGCACGGAGGACTTGCTCCATAAACGACTTGGAGGTGACGTCCTGTAGCAGAAGATACCAGAGACGCAGACCCTGGACCCAAGGGTCCAGCCCTGCGGCAGTGATATCTGTTGAACTTGCTACAAGACCCGGGCGCGCAGCCTGAGACTGCACTTTTGATGGGATACCCATCAATGAGTGTTTTCCCTTCATAGCTATACTCCTTCCGGTAACATGCATTCTTTAAGAAGCTCGGTGAGGCGACTATCGTCGACAGCACCGGTTTCATAAATGAGTGACATGGCGCGTTCTGCGACTGTACGGATATTACCGACAGTAAGCAGTCCGCTTACGGGAGCCTTGATCACGAGGTGAGCTGAAATTGGGAGATCCACACGATAAGTAGGATCTTCCGTATCAGTCACACTAGCGACAAGGTTGCATTGACAGAGTACCGACATTCCTCTTTTAAATGGAAGTTGGTAACTCGGGTCAACAGGAGTGCCTGTGTACACATTGGCGATCTTCGAAACAGCAAAAATTGCTGTCTGAGGAGCGTCAAAGGGCGCAGGTTTGTATGAAAGAGTAGCGGAACCGCTAACATCTTTCACTTTGCTCCAGTCTTTCGGCCAGTTAATTGCTGGTAGATCGACGGAGAGCGATGAAGGCCCCCCTTCAATGGGGGTATCTGCGATATGCAGATTAACAGTCTTAGCCATAATGGCCTCCTTTCTGGGACATTGGTGTTCAACCAATGAGCCATCAGTGATATAAGCAGCCGTTCGAGCTGCTAGCTACGAAAGCTGTTGCACAATTAATGCAACGCCCTCTACCCAATGTCTTCTGAAGTTTTCAGAAAGATCGGGTAACTGGAAGTAGTTAACTGGTGGTAAACCAGCTAGGTAGCGCCTGAGGTACACGGTATAAGTACCGGTAACTTCAGTGCCGCCCGGGAAGAAGTGTTGAATTTCGCTTCCTTCGCAAGTGCACTTGTAGCTATAGCACAACTCGCGAATCCGGAGACGTTTCCATCGAGATTGATTCTCAATCCGATTGATCGTGTCTCCGATTCCCAGGACCCAGTCAACCACGAAAGAAAATGGAATACAATTCCAGATCTCCGTGGCAATGTCGTCGACTCCAGCCATAGCGAGACCCATACCTACCTTGTTCTCAATAGTAACAAGCGTAGATGTGGATATCTCGCATGACCAGAAGTCGCGTACGATCGTCTTACGCCATTTCCCTTTTAGAAGGTGATCATAATCGCCTAAACAAAGGTGAAAGACGTGATTGATAGCGCTCAAAATGTTCTCGATATCGTGAGGTATCGGGAGATAACCATATTTGAGGCTAAGGTAGATGTCCGCAAGATCACCAAGAGTGCGAGGAACTTTTCCTGCAAGCTTGATAAGATCTTTGGGGAGACTCTTCAAAGGAATGAGAGTCTCTAACCAAGACATGTTAGGTCCTGTAATCGATTCGAGACAGTGATCGAAATAATCACATAGCTCAGAATCGAGTGAGGACCAAATGTGTGACTGGGCTTTGCCCAAAGCCACACCTACCTTACGATCGTAATCACTAATCTCCTCCGGGGTAGGCGTATAGTACGCTATTCTACTCAGGGTTCCCCATGGGTAGACTCCCCCACCGGTCATTAATTCTTCGAGGAGTGTGTCCCAATCAGGCCACACGCCGTCCCAGTTATGGTCCATGACCGCAACTGGTTCGCCTCGACGAATAGTAAGCATCATCGTCGCACGATAATACCAATCGTCGCGACGATCGATGTAAACCGCCGAAAACCCAGATGGGTGGTAGGCGGTGCCCCAAGTGAAGTAGTTGCGGAAGTTTGTATCTACCGCATATCCAACTGCAGAACCTGCAGTTGTTACTTCAGGAAACTTCTCGCCAGTCAGAGTCGGAATGGGAGGACCGTTGGAGAACTTATAGTTTATCTCCAACCCTCTTGTCCGATTATGAATGACGGATGTTTTAGGGTACTGTCCACGCTTGACAAACATCGGCGCGACACCTAAGTTAATAGGGTGATCGCGTAATGTTTTTGAGTCAACATCCGTGGACGGACCGGTACCAAAGAACCCAATTAAGAAAGGGTACTTCCCTTTCCCGTTAGGTTCAGTGGTGAAGTTGGTGTCAGTCCAACATGCACTGGCACCAGAGAAAAACGGCACCCTATGCAGGCAAATCTTGCGATTTGTTCGACCGGTTGGCAACGCACCTAAGCGACAGCTGCACGGTC